TGATCTTCCACATTTAGAAAAAGATCCATCTTTCTTTTTACTTCCTATGTCTACCCACTTCTGAGCAAACCATTTATCTAAACCGTTTTTAGCCATTACGAATTCTTTCCGTAAGCTCTTCCTTTACCTCTTTTAGCTAACTTACAAACTCTCATTCCAGATTTATACATGGCTCTTCCACCTTTTTGAAAATCTGTGGTCAATTTATCATCGCCTATCATATCTGTTTTTTTAGAAATTTTATTTTTATCAAATCTTTCTTGAATTTTAATTGTTTGAAGCGCATCACTAGCAGCCCTACCTCTTCTTTTACCCATTTTTTTTGCTAATTCAATTTTAGCTTTGTCTTTTTTAGATTTAGATTTTTTAAGATCTGTAAATTCTTTAATTGGATCAGACATTATACTCGACCACCCTTCATAAATGCTCTACCTAATCCTCGTGACGATATTCCACCACCACGTAAACCTTGTCTTTTTAATCTTGCAGTAGCTTCCATTAAACCACCACCCATTCTTGAAGATCTTGATACTGGTCGGGTTTTAATTTTTTTTGGTGGTTGTCCTCTTTGTATTGGTGCTATTTTTCCAGCCCTTGGTTTTCTTTTTCCCGTTCTTCTTCTCATCTTAAAAAGATCATCTTCAGTGAGTCTCCTAACACGAAAACCTGGGTTTTCTTCTTTTAATTTTTGTATGGATTCTTTAAAATTTTCTGAAAAAGGAATTTTTTTTATAAAGTTTGTGCTGCCTCCTTGATATGGTCTAGTTCCCATTACAAATCTTGGTGATGGAATAGTAGATTGCTCTCTACCCATTTCTCTTTTATTATCCATTGGTCCACCCTCTGCAGCAGGTTTACGTCCTCTAAAATCTTTTCTCTTTACACCAGATGGATCTTTAATCTTACCAGCACAAATTTTACTAGCATATGCATTTGCGTAGGCCGAAGGGTATACCTTAAATTTTCTTTTTGCTGCTGCTTTTCCTCTAGGACAAAGTTTAGTCATTATGGTGTTACCTTTTTTATAAATTTCATCTCTTTATCAGAAACAGAACCCTTAAATTTATCTATACCTAATTTCTTTTTTAATCTTTTTATTTTTCTTAAATCTTCTTGTGCTTTAGCTAATTTAATTTGACCAACACCAAGTTTACTTTTTAATTCTCCTAACTTACCGGTATCAGCGCCTCCGCCTTCTTTAAAACCTTTTGGTGAAACTTGTTTGTTGTATAATCTATTAACCATTTTATTTATTTTTCATTTTCTTTTGCATAAAAGATCTAAGACCTGGGTTTAATTTTTTAAGTTTTGATCCCGTTAAACCTGCTCCTACAGTTTTACCTAATTTTGCAGCAGCTGCTCCTGCTCCTGCAGCTTTTCCAAGATCTTTTGAACCTTTACCATCAGCAGCAAAGAACGGAACTTTTTTTCCATTTTTAGTTACCATTTTAAGTTTAGTGCCGTCTTTTAACATGGTTCTCTTCATCATTCCGCCACCCATTTTACCAGCTCTACCTCCAACTTTATAACCTTTAGGTGTTACTTGTTTATTAAATCTATTATTTGGCATTATTTTTTTCCTCCGTTTCTAAAAATTTGTGTACCCTTTATACCATAAATACTCGCTACTACAAGAATCCATAAATTAGTGAACCATGACGGCAGTTGCGAGAACATCTCAAAGAATAATTTTACTTTGTCCATAGCAGTTGGGTCGTCTGATATTACTGCATATGCAAGCACCAACACGGGCAAACTAAGAATTATCAAAACTGCCTCGTCTTTCCAGTCTGATTGTCTAGCTTCTAAAAGTTTACCTTGGTAAGCTTCTTCGCCTTTAGCCATACGCTCTGCGTGCATCAGTTGTGCATCAGACATAGCCATTTTCGTCTTCTGCTTATTAGCGTAAATTTTACTTCCTGCAGAGACGGCTAATTTAATTGCCGATAACCACATAATTAGTACGCTTTAGAGTTTCTTTTCTTTTCTGCTAACATTCTTTTCTG